CAATATCTAAAGTATATGAGAGAGCGGGCTCTGTTCGCGCTGAAGGTTTGCAGTATCGCACTGATATTGCTGCTGATGCTGAGCGCAGCATTGCTCAGTTGAAGAAGTGGGGTTACTTGCCGCAGGAAAACTTGCTTAGGAGGGCTATAGCCTGATGCCTGGACATACACCTAAAGAACGTGGAAAGAGTGTTGGCAAGAGCCAGAAGAAGAAGGGTTTGAAGAAAGCCTTGGCTGCACCAAGCAGCAAAGCTGCTGGAAGGCTTGCTACGAGGAAAAAGGTTTTGACGGGGTTGCTTAGCTAATGCCAGCTCCTTCAGGCAGAGGTAGACAAAAGTCTACCAGACCTATTCTTGAGTTTCTCGAAAGAGGAGCACAGAGGAAAGGTAAATCTATTCGGGAAATGACATTTGAGGAGTTCATGGATAGCCCTGCTATGGGCTTTGCTGGGCCTGGGGCGATTAAGGCGATTAGAGGTCTTGTTGGGACTGGTCTTGGAGCAAAAGTAAGTGGTAAAGAATTATTTAAGCCGGGAGCCAGCTTTGAAGCAAAAGCAGCTCTTACTGGAAAGCGGGCAAATATAGATCGCCCCAATACTATTGCCGGAGGGGAGCTTAGAAAAAATGTAGGTGGAAAGAGACCTCCAGATGCGGAACTTGAAGCTCTGGCTTTGCGGAAGCAGCAGGCACAGAGGGCTCGTAGGCAGAAAATAGCAAAGGTTGAGGATGTAAACCTTAACAAACCTGGAACCCTCGAGCCCGAAGTAGTGGAGGAGATTGCAAAAAAGGGATTTGGTGATGTCTTAACGCCTTCAGAACTTATGAATGAGGTAGTAAAAAGTCTTAGGGTAACTAATCCAGCCAGGGCTACGAGAGCTGAAGCTATACAGGTAGAACTCACGGGGATGAAGAGCAGAGGACTTAGTGGTAATAGAAAAGAACGTGAGCAGATTAAGAACTTACTCGCTGAGTTTACTAGATTATTGGGAGAATAACTAAAATGACCATCGAAGGCTACATCCGGAAAAGGCCAGATACCTCCTACTGGGAGGCTCAAATCCATGCAGGGATAGAATTCCGTAGGAAATTCGCTTACGAGCAAGAATGGGACAAGTGGAGGGCCTTCTACAGGGGAAACTGGGCTCCTGGAGTTATGCCGGTAAATCTCTTCTATATGTTCCTTCGGAGTATCGTACCTCGTACATACTTTAGAGACCCAACTGTAAGCATCTCTCCAGCTAAACCTGGAGCTGAGAACCTGCTGTTCGCTCGCCTACTCGAGCGAGTTGACAATAAGATGATTAAAAGAATGAAGTTCAAACAGAAGCTGAAAGGGGTTGTACAAGATACTTTCCTGCTTGGAACTGGGGTTGCCAAGCTTGGCTTTGGAGGCTTTTATAGTCCAACTATTCTTGACGATGAACCAGGACCTCCTTTAACTGGTGAAGGGGCTGCTGTTGAATACTTCACTGGAACTGATGACTTCATGCCTTGGGTGGCTAGAACCCCTCCGGGGAATTTCATAGTTCCTGCTGGAATAACTTCCTTCGACCATGCTCGTTGGACAATTGAGGAGTTCAAACGCCCTCTTGATGATGTACAAAGAGATCCTAGGCTTGAGAACACAGCTGGGCTTCAAGGCACAGAGAACCGGGAGGTAACTGACTCTATTGATCTAGGCAATATCATCCGGCCAGTTAAAATGGTCAAACTATTTGAAGTTCGAGACAAGGCAACAGGTAAAGTTTTTGTATATGCTCCAGACCATAGTAAAGACGATAAGATATTGTTCTTTGATGATGATCGCTTCCTCTTGACCTATGGCGGCTTCAACCACTTCCCAACTATCTTCAATGATGACGATGAAGCTTTTTGGGGGTTGCCAGACAGTAAGATTTTAGAACCTTTGCAATTGGAACTTAATGAAATCAAGACGCAGATTATGCGGCATAGAAGAATAGCATTGGTTAAGTTTCTTATCAAAAAGAAAGGAATGAAAAAAGAAGAAGCTGAGAAGATGGTTTCTGAAGATGTAGGTGTAGTTGCCTGGGTTGAGGGTCAAGGAGATATCAATAAACTCGTCAAGGAATTTAGTGCAAGCATCCCCCCAGAGCTCTTTGTAGCTGCCGATACTCTTATGCAAGATGTAAGAGAACAGATAGGTTTTTCTAGAAACCAATTTGGGGAGTTTAACTCCCGAAGCGGAGATACAACTGCAACTGAAGCAAACATTGTAAAGCAAGCCACAGAAATTCGTATCGACGAACGAAGAGATGTAATGGCAGATACCGTTGTAGACATTGTAGAAATGATGCATGGAGTTCTTTTCGACAACTGGGGAGAGGAACAAATTGTAGATGTAATCGGGCCAGGAGGGGTTCCAATTTGGATTAGAGTGAGGGGTGAATTGCTTAAGAGAGGAAAATTTAGTGTGAAGGTTGACCCAGATAGCTCCATTCCAGAAACTAAAGGTCTCCGAGAGCAGAGGGCTATTCAACTGTTCCAGTTCCTTCGTGAAAACCCCCTGATTGATCCAATCAAGCTGACTATGTATCTAATGACTGAATTAAAAGGTCCAGCCTTTGACGACATGATGCAGATGCTTCCTCAGCCAGGGATGCAGCCAGATAGACCTATTGAGGTTCAAGACTTTGCTCAGCTTATGCAGAATAGTATTGGGCAACTACAGCAAGCTCCAAGGCCTAAGCAGCCAGCATCACAGCCTGCACCAGGTAATGGAGCTGTTTGATGCCCCTCTACAACTATATCTGCCCAAAGAAACATGAATTTGAAGCAATAAACCGGATGGTGGATCGCGCCTTGTGCCAATGCCCAAAATGTGGAAGTATGGCTAAGCAGACCATATCTAGGCGCCCCGCAGCGGTACACGGGTTTAAGTTTGGGTGGTTTGAAGATATGGACTTGAAACCTGTTTATGCAAAGAACAAGAAACATATGAAAGAGCTCTGCGATAGATACGGGTGCTATGCGCCGGGAGTTTTAGATTGATGGCTAGAAAGAACCCATGTATTAATGTTAGATTAACAAAAGCTGGCCCAGTTGCCAAGATTTATATGTTTGAACATTTAACCCCCGTGAAAATTGAAAAGTGCTTTGAGGCGGCCACAAAAGAGTGGTATCGCCTTCGTGCTGCTTCTATTCATGAGCGGAGAAAGCGGGAACACCAAGAGAAAGCAGAGCTAGCAGGAGCGGAAAATGCCTGAAGAAAACGGTGAGAACAAAGATGATAAGGTTGACCTTGGCCAACTTAATGAGGCTTTAGGTAGCCTCCCAAAGGAGATCCAGAAGGCTGTAAAGGATGCTATCCATGAGGTATCTGGTGAGCAGAATGCAGCCAGAGCTGCTGCTGCGGCTAAAGCTGCTGCTGATAAAGACGACGGTGATGATCCAGAGGATGACGATTTTGATGTTGAAAGAGTTAGTCGAACCGAATTAGTTAGTCATCTTGAAAAGCGTGTTGCTCGGTCTATCAACAAAGCTCTCAAGCCGATCATAGACCGACTGGAAACTACCTCAACCGATGCCGAAACAGATCGAGTTCGGCGGGAGTTTGCAAAGGCCAAGGAAGATTTCCCCGACTTCATGGAGTGGAAAGAAGAGATGCGCGATATAATTACTGCGCATCCAGAGCTCTCTGCCGAGGATATTTATCTGTTGGCCAGAGCCAAAGATCCTAAGAAAGTGAAGGAAATTGATGACAAAAGCGGAGAAGATAAAAAGGAAGAAGATGAAAAAGAACTGTCTAAAAGAAAGCAGGCCTTCGGAGGCCTGACCCCAACATCTGGAAAAAGTATAGAAAAAGATGGAAAGAAGCAGCCAAAGGAAGCGGCTACTGCCGCGTGGGATGAGATTATGGGTCAGGTGCCCAAAGAATTACTTGACCACGCACTGGAGGTAGACTAAATGGTAGCACCCAATACACTTTCGGAAGCCCTGGACAATCTATACACCACAACTTGGCAGAACATGAAGTCAGTTGTGCATGACCAGATCTTCGATGCAACCCCCTTCTGGTTCTGGATGAAGGCTAATGGAGCATTGGAGAGCGTCTCGGGCGGACGTTTTCTCACTGAGCCACTTCGCTATGCAAAGAGCGAGAGGGTTAAGTTCATTGGCCGTGGTGGTACGGTGTCCCTGAGCGATCAGGAATTCCTGACTGAAGCGGTTGATGATTGGAAATACTTGGTTGACTCCATTGTTCGCTTTGGGGTTGACGATCAGAAGAACAGGGGCAAGAATAGAATTATCAGTTTGATGAACGCCAAGCTGGCTAACAGCCGGGATAGCTTGGTGGACAAGATCGAGGCCACTCTTCCTCTCGACAATACGGCAAGCCCGCTGAGTTTTGTTGGTCTCCAAACCTTGGTGGCTGATGATCCAACCACTTCGACTAAAGTTCACGGCATTCCTGGGGACACCAACACTTGGTGGCAGAACCAGACTAAAGACATGACTGGTCTTTCTTTCGCTATAAACGGCCATGCCGAAATGCGGACGATGCTCAACAACACAGGTAACAACATCCGCAACGACATGCCGAACATCATCCTGAGTGGCCAGACTCCTTATGAATTCTATGAGGATCTGGTTGTCGAGCAGAAGCGGATTGTTAACAAGAAACTTGGCGATGCTGGTTTCGAGAACATCGAGTTCAAGGGCATCCCAATGATCTGGTCACCTGCTGTGGCAGCCACTAGGATGTACTTCTTGAACACCAAGTTCTTGAAGTTCAAGTTCGACCCGTCCATGAACTTCGATATGACCGAGTGGAAGGCTATCCCAGATCAGGTCAACGATCGCGCAGCTCAGATCATCCTGGCTGGGAACCTAATGACCGGTCGTCGGCGGGTTCACGGTGTCCTGTTTGCCATAGATACGGCGTAACCTAGAATTGAGGTCAAATTTTGACCCCATCCCTGAAAATGGAGGTAAGTTAGAATGGCAGGCCAAACTCCAGGTAGCGCCGAAGGTGGGCTTTCACAGTCCTATGTAACGGGGCTAACTGAAACTTCCCTGACCGACCTTGAAGGGGTCGGTAAGGTTCGATACGAGAATAAGAGATGGTACAAGTGGGTCAAGTACGATGATGGGGCAGGTAACCTTGACATCGTAGCTGGTGACTTCTTGATGTATCTGGCATCAACAGGTTATGGGCTGAGTACTGTCGTCGCCGACACGGATGATGCCGATGCTACCACACCATTCGGGGCTGGCGTTGCAGTGAAAGCTGTTACAGTCACCGCTACCTTTATGTGGATCCAGATTAAGGGTCTCGTGACTCTTAGCCTCGATCCCTCTGGAACACCGGGTGATAGTAATGCTCTTGTTCCAGGTGCTGACAAGTTGATGGCGGTTGCCACTGCCAGCGATGTGGAGCATGTCTGTGGCCACACTGTCAACGACGCATCCAAGATCGTCTATCTGGATTGCCCCTGGTAAGAGAGGAGGTGTACTATGGCAGCTTACGCCAATACTGTCACCGCCTTAATGAAGAGGGCGGTCAAAGTAGATCAAGTAACTGGCATCGGGATGTTCATGGGCAGGTGTGATGTTACAAACTACAACACCACGCTTGCTGAGATCACAGCTATCACGGGCAAGTTTAGAAACCTGATGGAAGTGGTCTGCTCAGCTATTTCTGATAACGGTTATCTGATGCGATGGGACAAGACTGGTAAGGCTTTCAAGGCCTACTATCCGACTGCTGTGGCAGCTGCTCATGCGCACGATTTTGTTGTAGGATCTGGCACTATCGGTGCTAACATGGAGATCGGCGTCGATGTTGACACGGACTCCGGCAAGATCGAGGGCGGAACTGGTATCACAGCTGAAAGAACCCTTGGAGCTAACACACCGGTTGCTACAGCGGGAGCTGTTTCAGCAACTGCTGCTCTTGAGGTTGCAAGTGACGTAGATGTGGGTATCGTGGAGTTCGTAGCCTACGGCCTCATCTAATGGGCACGCTTAATTTAACCTCGCTGATCAGTCAGATCAAACTACATCATGCTAACCGGGGCGATCTGACTGATCAGATTATTATAGATAAACTTAATTTGGTGCAAGAGCGCCTTGCCCGTCTTTGGGAGTGGGAAGAACTTGACACAGATGAAGAAGTAATCATAACAATAACTAGTGTACCCAAAGACGACAAAATTATAACTTTAGCAAATACTTATAGAGATATATATTCTGTTCGGCTTATAACTGGTGCAAACACTGGACGTAGTAGGAAGCTAGATTATATTGCTAAAAGAACTTTTGACAAAATGTTCCCAGAACCAGAGTTCAATGCTAGAAGCGAGCCAACCATCTATACAGTTTGGAAAGATAAACTGGAGCTTTATCGAGTTCCAGAGCTTGCCGATACCATAGCTGTTAGAGGTATGAAGTGGCCAGATGCCTTTTCTTCTGGGGTTGGTAGTGCAAAGAGTAACTTTGATCGAAAGGATGATATATTAATCTATTGGACAGTCTCCATGATCTGGGATCATCTTGGAGAGTATGATCGTGCCAAGAGGTTCTTTGGGATTGCTAGCAACATGGTTGACAAGGCTATGGATGAACAGGAGACAAAGCCTGATCTTGAAATCAAACCAGCTTTCGAGTCTGGTAGAGGCAATGTGGTTGGTAAGTATTGGGCTGACCCCTTTATTATGTGGGTGAGATAGATGGCCTTCTCAAGAACTTGGAACGCTGCTTACGAAGCCCAACCAGCTGATACGGAGAATATATCTCTCGGAGCTGGTCGTATTCGTGATCTTAAAACAGATATACAAGAGCGGCTAGAGATTGATCACTTCCATGCTGGTGATGCACAGGATGGAGAGCATAAGAAGCTTACACTTGGAGCTCCTATTGCTACACCAGCTAATGTAGCAAACAAAGGTTTTCTTTATGGAAAAGATGTTGGTGGAAAGATTGAACTTCATTGGCTAGACGAAGATGGTAATGAGATTGCCTTAACCGCTGCCGGAAGTATTAATGCATTTCCCGCTACAACTTCTATGCTCTTTTATCAATCTGCCGCCCCAGCTGGGTGGACTAAAGATACCACGACTCTTAATAAGCATATAATTAGGGTAGTTAGTAGTACAGCTTGGACAACTGGTTCACAGGGAAGTAATGATTTTGATGCTACTCTTGGTAGTTCCCCGACCGCTGGTGGTGTTACTCTTACAGCGGCCCAATCTGGTTTGCCTGCTCATGAGCATACATACAACAAAGTTGTGACAAACACAGGCAGCGGAGCGATTGGTGACTCTGGGTTTGCTGCGAACCAGCCGATTAGTGCTCCAACTACTGGTGGAAGTGCGGCAAATGCTGCTTCTTCTCATATTCATACTTTAGATGTAAACTATATTGATGTGATTAGGGCGACGAAAGACTAATGAAGATAGAACCTGGAACCCACTGTCCACTCTTGGATAAGGAATGTATCCAGTTCAAGTGCGTTCTTTGGACGCAGCTTAGAGGTACGCATCCTCAAACTGGTCAGGAGGTAGATGAGTATAGTTGTGCAATTGCTTGGCTTCCAATGCTTCTTATTGAAAATGCGAAGGAGGTTAAACAAGGAGCTGCAGCTACAGAAAGCTTTAGGAATGTTATGTTAGAACTAAATAAAGGAACTCCTCCGGAAGTTATTGAAGATAGGGCTATGAGAAGGGCTATAAAAGATGGCAGCTAAACAGTTTCCGAAAAGCTGGCCTCCGCTAGTTGTTAGAGAATTTGAGGATATTAAGCAGGCCTATAGAGTTCTTAGAGATTTAGTTAGATCTTTAGATGATTTAAGAAGAAAAGTTTTAGAAGTAGGCAATGACCATGCTACCCGGTTAGATGCACAGACTGGAACTGTAGCTCCTACCTCAACCCCAACTGATACAGCGCTTCTCTTCTTAGATACTGTAGCTAAGGATATGTATATATCTGTAGGAACAGCTTCTAGTGCTGATTGGAAGAAGATAACTCCGTGACCAATCTATTTGAAACCGCCCCAGAGGAACAACAGCCTTCAGCTGATGAATGGCATTTTGAGAATGTTGATCGGTTGAATAGAGGTATTAACCAATCAACTAGGCCAGAACTTTTAGAAGATGGACAGGCCCTAACTGCGGATAATGTGAGATTTGAAAGGGGCCAGGTTCTTGTTGATTTCGGATACAAGACCTTTGGTCAGGTTACTAGAGGTTCTCCTAGAGCCGACTTTCAATTCTTTCTGAGGAATGGTTCTTCAATCTTGGTTCTTATAACCAATCTAACCTTTTATCGTTGGGTAGATACAGTCAGCGAGTGGCAGTATTCATCTAATGGTACAAAGACAACTATGAACACCGCAGAGGCGGCTGGCGGTACAACTCTTGATGTTGTAAGTATAGCTGGCTTCTCCGATGGCGATTTCATAGGAGTGGAATTGGATAGTGGTAAGCAACATCAAACTACTATAAATGGTGCTCCAGCAGGTAATAACATAACTATAACTGATGCCATTCCAGTGGGTGAAACCGCTGGTGCTGGGAACGATGTTATCTTGGCAGTTGTTCTGACTGGAGATGATAACGTCCCTGTTTCTATTACAACCTGGGCAGCTTTCGATAAGATGTACTTTGCGAATGGAAAAGATAAACCGCAGGAGTTTGATGGAACAGATGTAACTGTTATGGCAAATCTACCTTCCAGTGGAAACACAATAGCAAGGATTGTGGCAGTTTTCACAAACCATCTTCTTCTTATGCATACCACAGAAGGTGGAACAACCTTTCCTCAGAGGGTAAGATGGACAGAACCAGGCGTAGATAATGATTGGAATGAGAGCGTCAACTTCAATGATCTATATGATAGTGAAGATTTTATTAGTGCATCTGAAACTCTTGGGACATTCCAGGTTATTTATAAGGAACGTTCTATTTATAGAATGGAATTTCTTGGCCTCTCAGATCAGACTTGGCAATTTACTAGAACCATTGATGGAGAGGGGGCGCTTAATCAGGATGCAGTGATCAATCTTGGTGATGAACATCTATTTATGGGTAATGCTAATATCTATAGATACGATGGAAACTTTAGCATTGATCCTGTAGGAGATAACATCTTCGACAAGATATTTGCCCAGGATGGGGAGTTAAATCCTGAATTTGCTTCCAGAGTCTTTGCAGTATATGTAGAGGAACTCGACGAGGGCTGGTGGTTTTACCCATCAGGCAATGATGAGTTTCCTAAGAATATGCTCAAGTTGAAAGTCTCAACTAGAGCTTGGAGCATTAGAAAGTTCGGGGTAACCCTTTCTGGATTTGGCTTTTTCCAAGCACAGGGTGATGTAACTTGGCAGACTGCTCTTGGAACTTGGGCTGCTTATGAGGGGCCTTGGTTAAGTAAACAGTTACAAACAAATGCTCCAACTGTCCATCTTCTCTCTCAAGATCAATTAAGGGTTTATGAATATGACTATCTAACTGCTGCTGATGATGGAACAGCTATAGCTTTTGAATTTGTAACCAAAGATTTTTATGTGCCGAATAGAGAACTTAGGTTTGATAGATATGATTTCATGATGAAGGGTACGTCTGTATTGATTGAAGCTAGTTTTAATCAAGGGGTTTCGTGGGAGACTCTTGGAACTGTATCTCCGGGGAATGTTTTTTCTAGACAGAGGTTGTTTAAGCAGATTATTGGAAGGAGTGTTAGGTTTAGGTTTACTGGAAATGGTGGCTTTGGCTTAGATTGGTTGGGCTTCAAATTTAAAAGAGAAAGCTTGTGGGATGCTTGATATAGTTCATATAACTAGTAGGGAAAGGGTTTTTGCTCTAGGGCCTTTGTTTAAAGAATATACAGAGAGCCTAGGGAAAAAAGATGAGAACGATGATCTGCTTGTTTCGGTGTTTACAAAGTTTAACAACCCTGGTACATTGTTGTTAGTAGCCATAAAAGATGATGAGCCAGTAGGGTTTCTTTGGGCACAGTCTGTTAGTCGATTTAAGGAAAACT